GACTCATCAAATCCAATGTTTCCTTCAAGTGTAACAACATCGCCTATTCTAGTATATACTGCCCTTGTTACAGTTATAGAACTTGGTGCATGACCACTTGTAGAAAAAGCTGGTGTCCAAGTACCTTCTTCATAAACCAAGCCAGATGAATCGCTAGGAGCATTTTCTACTGTTGCACCAGATACAGTACCATGTAAATCATTACCAGATTTATCAAACCACTTATCTGATGCTATTCCAGAACCATCATATTCTGCTACTGCACCGATTCTAACTAATTCAAATGTAGCTGAATTGTTTACACTTGTTGCATTTTCTTGCAAAACAACTCTCTTGCTTGTAGTAAATGCAGAGGTTGCTGTAAACTCAAATGTATTTGTACCATCAGCTAACTCTGTTCCTGCAAAGTTAAAACTTCCATCAGTTCCAGATATAGAATTAGCACCATTTACTTCTGCAATCATTAAATTTGGCAAAGAGCCACTTGTGTTATCAAGAACAACTGTTAATCTGTATTTTGCACCAACTACAAAAGGAACAGTATTTGTATAGGCATAAGCTAAAGTACCATCTCCATCAAATTGAGTTAAATCTGCACCACTTGAGCCAAAATTTGCAAATCCATAAGCACCAGAATTAGTCCAACCAGTAATTAAATTAGTCTGATTAGCACCTTTATACTTAAATGGTACAGCCATTCCAGAGTAAAGTTCTTTAATTTCTGTGGCTGTTAAGGACTTATTCCATAAACTAAGAGAGTGTATTTGTCCATTAAAGCTTCCATATCCATCTGAGTCATCATCTCCATTTCCAATAATTAAATCATCAGAGTCTAGTAAGGCTGGAGTACCAATATTCGCAGTAGTAACTTGTGTTCCATCTAAATAAATATCATATTGAGTACCATCCCAAGAGATTGCAATATGATGATGTCCAGCCGAAAGCGAACTGGCTTGATAGACTGTGGCGTTTGTTGAACTACCTACTAAAATTATTTCTTGTGCTATGTTACCAGTATGGCTTCCAATAAACAACATATCATCATCTGCTCCACTTCCAGTAAATAATGCTCCATTACCACCTTGGGTATCAGCGACAATAGCATCTTCTATATAAAAGAATACACTAGCTGAATAAATTTTTCCCATTGTTGAACTAGCATCACCAACAGAGATTGCATTACCAGTACCATTAAACTTATAGTAAGGTGAACTCATAGAGTTAGCTACATGATTAAGTGAATTTTGAGAGTGAACATAGGCTTGTGAATCTTGAGACATATAAACATCGGTAACATCTGCATTTCCTAGTGTTACTGAGTTGTCTGATTGTGCTACTGTATTATATCCTAATGCTGAACTATTGCTTCTAGTACCAGCTCCATCTGCATTTTTACCAATATAAGTATTGAAGCTACCAGTGCTTACTGATGAACCTGTTGAGTCCCCAAGAAAAACATTGGCATCTCCAGTAGTAACAGATGTTCCAGAGCCATGACCATAAAATGAATTATTTACACCACCACTTTGAATTGAATTGCCAGAGTTATATCCAAAAATAGAATTTCCAGTTGTTGAGTTTGTGCCAGTTGAACCACCACTATCATTATTACTTAATGAAATACGAGAGTTGTTATCAATAACCATATTTGTAGTTGTTGATGTACTGTTATAAGTTGATGCAGTAGCAATATTTACGCTTGTAGCATGATTTCCAACTCCAGTTCCACCACCTATAAAAATAGAATTAAGTGAGCTACCAGATTGTGCATACATTAATGTGACTGGTTCTTCTGCTTGTTTGTAGTGAAGCATACCAATTCTAACTTCTTTGGTAGTATCATCATTATCTGCTACATCACTCATTACTAATTGAAATTCATCAGAATCTCCAATTATTTCCACTTTAGAATGATTTGGAGTGAGTGTGCCAAATCCAACGTGTCCATCTCGAGTAAATGTAGCTATGTTAAAATCTTCATAAGAATCTTGAGCATCATTAATAGATTGAATTTTTAATGACTCATCATAGTGATTAAGCATCATTAATTTATCATTTGCACCCTCTCCAGAATCCTCAAACATCAATCTACCATTAGTAGAATGAGTAATTAAAATCCCATTTGCTTGATCAACAGTTCCCGATGTGCTACCATCAGAAACATGAAGAATGTTTTTTACGGCTGTAGTTCCAACTCCTAATTTTCCATCTTTATCAAGAGTCATATTAACAGAGCTAGAACCTCCAGACATTGTACTAAATTGAATTTGACCATCATCTTTGTTAGTTGTATCAGCACCACTTGCACCAGATATTTGAGCAACAGCAGTTCCATTCCATTTAAAATTTATATTTCCTAGACCTTGGTCTGCTCCAGACCTATTAGCATCTAAGTTTAAAGTAACTGCTGAATTACCAGTATTTTCTGCTGTTATAGCAGTTGAAGTAGCACTTTCCAAATTTAACATTACTGACGGAGACGCAGTTCCAATTCCTATGTTACTACCATTTATAGTCATGGCTGTTCCAAATGTACCAGCATTACTTGTTTTAAATTCAACTATTGAATTTCTTGAACCATCTGTAATTGTATTAAATCCAGATAATAATGAAAAACTTGTTCTTTCTTGGGAGTCAGTTAATAATCTATGAGATAACCTTACCCTATTTGATGTATTTGCACTTTGGGTGCTTGTTAAATAAATTAATTCTGCTTCTGCTCCACTTCCAGCGATTTCAAGAGGTGTTGCTGGGTCGGTTACTCCTATACCAAGTGAGCCATTTACATAAACCTTATCTGTTGCTAGTTGTAATGCAAATGTATTTACACCATCTCCATCTGTAATAGCTACTAAAGTTGTTTCATTTCCACCACCATCAGGTAGTGATAAAAGTTGAGGATATGAACTTGCAATTGTTTTATTAGTTAATGTTGCCATAATTTTTCCCTTTAACTTGGTTCTGGGTCATCCCATTGTTGTGTTTGTTCTTCCCATTTTAAAAGCGAACCCTCAGACCCACTCCAACCTATATCATAGATTGCTTGCATGAATGTGGTCGCTACTATTCTTAATGCAGTAAGCATTATTTTAAGGCAACTAAATTTGTTGCAGTTGTATTGGTGGCATCCACCCTATCAAATTTTACTGGAAGTAATTGCCCTGAGGCTAAATTTTTAAATACGATAGCTTCTCCTGATCCATGAGCATCCAATGCAACATCTCCACCTACGCCAACATATAAAGCTGAATATGGAGATCCTGTTACATCTGCACTATCGTTTGGAGATACTGCTACAGCATTCTCATAAACCATTTGATTTAGAGATTCTACTACAGAGTATTTTCTTGAACTTGCCATCTTCTTTCTCCTGTGATACGATACCTTACCGAGCTTGACAAACTCTCATGGGTATCTTGGTTAAATGGGGGCAGAGTAAACCACCCCCATTAAGTAATTAACTTCTATTAAGAAGCGTTTGTGAATTTATATCCACGAGTTGCATGTATTAATGCACACCCATAAAGAGCGTCAGCAACCACTTTAGTACCTAAGTGATCAATCGAGTAATCTGATTGCATTCTGACTTCTTGTTGCATTGCAAATCCAACTGTTGTTTTGTGAAAAATAACTCCACTAACATTAGTACCGCCTGTTCCTAAAGCATTAGTCATCATTACTGGCATACCATACATGCTGTCTACCATTCCAGTAATAAGACCACCATTAGCATTACCAGTTGAATCATATCTTACTAGACGATCCTCTTGCAGTAAATCTGCATAAACTGTTGGATTGACAGCCATCATAAGCTCACCATCACGATAATCAAGGTCAGCTTCACCTAATGAAACAAGTGCTGCTTGAAATTCTGCTTGTGTGATAATATCGTCAGTTGCTAAAGTAGCTCCTGATGATACAGTAATTAACTTACTAGCTATATGAGCATCTATTTCTTTAGCCAAAGAATATCCAAAAGCTTGAGAATATTTCTCAACCATACCTGGATTAGCTTGAATAACTGCTATATCTTCAAATAACTTTGAAGCATATTTATGTTGATTAATTGTAATATCAGAAGTAGCACCAGCATCTATATCATACTGAATTGCTGTATTTTGTGCTTTTGTTTCTACTGTTAGTTCTGAAATTAAAGGTACATGAATAACATCCCCCTTACCTTGAACCATATCACTATAATCATCTACAAGTGGTCTAAAAACCAACTTTCTTTGTAGATAATCATATACATATTCACTCCATATTTCTGGAATAAATACGTTGACTTCTGCTAGACCTGTGTTACCAGCTCCTAATGAATCATAACTCATTATTATCTCCTATAAGATTCTAATATTTTACTCCAATTACGTTTACGTTCTTCAGGACTCATATCGGTTATTTTGCCAAGTCTTTGTGTAGGAACAGTTCCCTTTCTATCAGGAGGATTTTCCTTTGACTCGCCAAATTCACTTACGATATTAATCCCCA